GTTTGATCCCATCCACAGTGGTCACATAAGTTATTTTGAACGAGCAAAAGATCTATCAAACTACCTAGTGGTAGGGTTGAATGGCGATCCATGGTTGACTAGAAAGAAAGGACAATACTTTCAGAGTTGGACTGAGCGAGCAAATATAGTACGACATCTTAATATGGTTGACGCTGTGGTATCATGGGATGATGCTGACGATTCTGCATGCGGTGCGATAGCAAAGTGTCTTGAGATATCTCAAGAGGTTATCTTCTGTAATGGTGGAGACAGAGGTAAGGGGAACACTCCCGAACTTGACAAATACCAAAATGATGGTAGAGTTAAGTTTGAATGGGGTATCGGTGGTACAGATAAAATGAACAGTAGTTCATGGATTCTTCACGGATACTTTGAAAGACAACGTAAACTTTTAGGCATATGAATTGTTGGCATTGTGACACCGAACTTATATGGGGAGGAGATCATGATTGCGAAGATGCAGAGGAGTATAGTTTCGTAACTAATCTTCACTGCCCTAAGTGTGATTCTTATGTTGAAGTTTACTACCCTAGAAAAGACTAATGGATTTTTTAAAAGACGTTATTAAGGAGATTGGTGATGATTACGCCACGGTTGCGAACAAAATCGATGATACGGAGAGAACGATTGACACGGGTTCTCATATATTCAACGCTCTCGTTAGTGGTAGCGTGTTCGGTGGGGTCAGTGGCAATAAGATTACAGCAATTGCTGGAGAAACCTCAACCGGAAAAACCTTCTTCTCCCTTGCCATCGTCAAAAACTTTTTAGATCAAAACCCTGATGGTGGTGTCATGTATTTTGACACAGAGTCTGCAATTACAAAAAATATATTGACAACTCGTGGCATGGACTTAGATCGTATTGGTGTCATAAATGTAGTTACGATAGAACAGTTTCGTAATAGAGCACTAACTGTTATAGACAAGTATCTTGGTTTGCCAGAAAGTGATCGCAAACCCATGATGTTTGTACTAGACTCTTTGGGTATGCTTTCTACAGAGAAAGAGATTAGAGATGCACTGGATGACAAACAAGTCCGTGACATGACTAAATCTCAACTTGTGAAGGGTGCGTTTAGAATGTTAACTTTAAAATTAGGTCAAGCAAATGTCCCACTCATTGTCACAAACCACACGTATGATGTCATTGGAGCTTATGTTCCAACTAAAGAGATGGGAGGTGGCAGTGGACTCAAGTATGCAGCGAGTACAATCATTTATCTCAGCAAAGGAAAGGAGAAGGATGGAACGGAAATCATTGGAAACATTATCAAGGCAAAGACTTACAAGTCGCGTCTAAGTAAAGAGAACAAGTCTGTACAGATACGTTTATATTATGATGAGCGTGGTCTTGACAGATACTATGGTCTATTAGATCTTGCAGAGAAGTATAACTTAGTGAAAAAAGTTGGCAACAGGTATGAAATAGGTGACAAAAAAGTATATGCTAAAGAAGTTTACAAGAACCCAGAGAAATATTTTACTGATGAGATGATGCAGAAGTTAGATGAGGTAGCAATACAAGAATTTAAGTATGGTAACTAGCACATCATTACCATTATTTCCTATACCTATATCTCTCTATAACTTTGGAGAAGACAACCACGAACTAAACATAAAGTTAGTTACTGACATACTAGATGAGTATAGTAATGATCCTGATGGGAATCAGAGGAGTAACTTTGGTGGATGGCATAGTAAGAGTGATTTAGAAGGAAGATATGATAGTTTTAGTACCATAAGAACTATGATAGAGGAGTGTGCCAATGATTATTGCACCAAGCATGGGTACAAATCAGGACTTACTTGTGAAAATTTATGGGCAAATCTAAATCAGACTGGTGACATGAACGTTGGTCATCATCATGGGTTCTCTGCATTGACAGGAGTATACTATCCTGTTGAATCTATCGTTGACAATGATTGCAACTTCAGTTATAGTGAAACTAATCCAATACAACCAGGTATATGGGATGGTAAGAAGGGAGGATCGATTTACTTCCAAGATCCTTCTTATGGTTTGAAAACTGGACTCCAGAAGGAGGAAAAACCAAATGCATTTACATTAGATGCATACTATACCTATCCTATTGCAGGACTTCTGATTGTATTCCCTTCATATCTTATCCATACAGTGACACCATTCAAAGAAAAATTGAAAAGAGTTAGTATTTCCTTTACTGCAAACTATGGAGGTAGAGAATGACTGAGAGAGTACCTCTAACGATACTCAAAAATCTTATTCATAATGAAACCTACACTAGACAAGTACTACCTTTCATTCAACCAGATTATTTTGAAGAAAGGATAGATAGGATTGTTTTTGAAGAGATTTCAAAGTTTTTAGATAAGTATGATAAGACTCCTACCAAAGAAGTCTTACATATTGAGGTGGAAAAGAGAGTAGATGTTACTGAGGAGGAGTATAAGAGTGTAGAACAACTCATATCTGCACTAGACACAGGAGAATCTGAGTCAAAGTGGTTGCTTGATACTACAGAAGAGTGGTGTAAAAGTAGAGCAATATACCTAGCACTAATCAAAAGCATACAGATTGCTGATGGACAAGATGAGCATAAGAAACCAGAAGCAATACCAAATATACTGTCAGATGCACTCGCTGTAGGGTTTGATCAGCATGTAGGACACGATTACATAGGTGACTCTGATGATAGATTCGCTTACTATCATAGAGTAGAAAACAAAATCCCATTTGACCTTGAATATCTCAACAAAATTACGTCAGGTGGAATATCTGATAAGACTCTCAACATTGCTCTTGCTGGTACTGGTGTTGGTAAGTCTCTATTCATGTGTCATCACGCTAGTTCTGTCCTACTACAAGGTAAGAATGTTCTATACATCACAATGGAGATGGCAGAAGAGAAGATTGCAGAGAGAATAGATGCAAACCTACTCGACACTAACATAAAGGATATACAAGAGTTACCTGAGAAAATATTCAATAAGAAAATTACAAACCTCAGTAAGAAGACTGAAGGACAGTTGATAGTCAAGGAATATCCTACTGCATCTGCACATTGTGGGCATTTCAAGTCATTATTACAGGAACTAAAGTTGAAAAAGTCCTTCACACCTGATATAATATTTGTAGATTATCTAAACATCTGTGCTTCATCACGTTATAGGAGTGCAGTCAACGTAAATTCCTACTCATATGTCAAAGCAATCGCAGAAGAACTACGAGGACTTGCTGTTGAATTTAGTCTTCCAATTGTCTCAGCTACGCAAACTACTAGGTCTGGTTTTGCTAGTTCTGACCCTAATCTTACTGACACAAGTGAATCTTTTGGTCTCCCTGCCACTGCTGATCTTATGTTTGCTCTTATTAGCACAGAAGAGTTGGAGGGACTTAATCAAATAATGGTCAAACAGTTGAAGAATCGTTATAATGATCCGACAATCAACAAAAGGTTTGTCTTGGGCATTGACAGAGCGAAGATGAGACTGTATGATGTAGAACAGGGAGCACAACAAGATATCGTAGAGGATATCGAGGTTGTACAACACAATAAAAAAGAACAATCACAATCCAAATCTAAATTCGATGACTTCAAATTTTGATAGCAAGTACGTAAAGTTTGTAAACCAAGTAACAAGCGATGAATCTAAGAATCATGTAGCATTTATAAATCGCATCAAAGATCTAGAAGAGACATCTGAGATGCATCGACTACTAACTGCTGCTGTAGGTATGTCAGCAGAGGGTGGAGAGTTCTTGGAGATAGTAAAGAAGATGATCTTCCAAGGAAAACCATACAATGATGATAATGTAAGGCATCTCAAGATAGAACTAGGAGATGTACTATGGTATGTGGCACAAGCATGTATGGCACTAGATATATCTCTTGATGAGATAACTGACATGAATATAGACAAGTTATCGAAGAGATTCCCTGACGGACACTTCTCAGAGTATTATTCTGAGAACAGAAAAGAAGGCGATCTTTAGAATTTATACTTACTAAATAAAAACACTGTATCTAACAGTACAAAAGGGTCAACTGAATTAGGAGTAACGCTGCCTATTGAAAAAGATCGTTCTAACACAACACTCTTATATCAAAAAACATTATGTCTTTTGTTAATCCTAAGTGGTTCGAGCGTTTTCCTCGCACAATCACAAAAGCAGTTACTTGGCGTAGCTGGATGATGGTAACCAACTCAGTAATCGGTTGGATCGTATCAGGTGACCCTTGGAAAGGTCTTACAATCGGACTTATGGCACTGGTCATAAACTCCACACTTTATATCTTACACGAGCGTCTCTGGAATAGAAGCGACTGGCAGCGTAAGACAACATCTGCTGATGAGAAGGTTTACATCTAATAAATAGTATTAGGTTTAAACTATAAAGGAATCATTTCATGAAAACAATTAGATGGGTTTTAGCACACGAACCAATTGAATTGTTTCTAAGAGCTGCGAAAAAGTTCAAAGCATCTATGGAAGCAATAGCACCAGGTGCTTTGAACATTGAAATTCTCACACTCTCTGAGTATGCTGAGAAGTATAACAATGGTGAATCAATTACTAAGCACGACTTACTAGAGTTGATGGCAGAAGGGAAGATCGAGGTCTCCCAGATGTACACATCAACATTAGGTCGTAAGCATAACAAAGACTTCTGGGCATTAGATATGCCATTCTTGTTCCGTGATCACGATCACGCAACCAACGTCTTTGAAGGTCCTATCGGACAGTCACTTCTTGACGGTTTAGCAGATCCTGCTAAAGGAGAGAAGGGTGGAGTAAAAGGTTTAGCATTTACTTATTCTGGCGGTTACAGAAATATTCCTGCTAACGCAGAGATACACAAGATAGAAGACTTTGAAGGACTTGAGTTACGTTGTAACAAATCTCCTATAGCAATTGAAACTCTAGAAGCAGTTGGTGCTAAGACAGTTCCAATCGAACTAGAGCAAATCAATGAAGGTGTTCAATCAGGAATCATTGTTGGTGGAGAGTCAACATACCCTCGCTTCTTCGGACTGAAGCAGAATGAGTGTATGAACACAATCAACGACACATCACATAGTCTTTTCCTTACATCAATTATTGTAAGTGAAGGATTCTGGAAAGGTCTAGACGCTGATCTTCAAGCGAAGATCAAGGATGCATCATTCGATGCTGCTAGAGCAGAAAGAGTTTGGTCTGTAGAAGACATTGACTTAGTGAAGTCCTCTTGTAAAGAAGAGAACATCAACGTTGTGACAATGAGCGACGCAGAGAAGACAAGATTCAAAGAGAAAACTGCATACATCTATGATAAGTACGCAGACATGTTCCCAGAAGGACTTGTAGATTCTATCAAAGAAACAAAATAGATACACTATCAAGTGTTCAGAGGGAGGTTTTACCTCCCTTTTTTTGTGCTACATAATACATACCATGAAATATCTTGAGTGGCCATCGCAGTACTTGCCTTCTGCAAAATATTATGATACTATTCGTTATCGTCCTTTTTTCCTGAGTGAAGAGAATGAGTTGAATAGATGGATGGGTTTGAGATGTATTTGTAGAGCAGGATTATTACCAACAAAGAGAAAGTATAAGATTATATCACCACTACCAGAGTTTGTAGACAATAATTTTCACACAGACATGAATGTAGATCAATGTTGCAGAGATGCAGCAGATATTTGTGTCAAATATGCTGATGGTAGGACTATAAATCTACTATGGTCAGGTGGAATTGACAGCACCGTTGTATTTTATGCTCTTCATAATACAGGTCTCTCTATAAATGTGCACTGTGACCCACAGGTAGAAAAAGAAGCACCATATATTTTTGAAAAACTAAGTTGGGATCGTTATCCTAACATGACGATGATCATGCACCATCATGATAATAGTATTGATTCAAGTCCTTATGAAGCAGGTATGAGTGTGAGAAAAGGCATAGAACCTTACATAAATGAGGACAATGTATTCGTCACAGGTGAGATTGGTGATCAGATATTTGGGACAGGAAAGATATTTGCCTTCCCATCTCATGCATGGGATAGAGATTATAGAGAAACTATACCAGAGAGGATAGATCAACTAACTTATGATACTATGCACTATGCTTTGAACAATGAAGGTGCTAGTCTAAAGCAATGGATGTGGGCAGGAAGTTATATGTTCAAGTATCAGACAGCAGCAGTTCGTAGTATCAGATACTATGGTGCTGTAGCACCTATTCCTCCTTATAATAATTGTTTTAGCTTCTTCGACACACCTAACTGGAATAGGTATGGACATACAAACCAAGATGAGAATAGTTCTTGGAGCAAACCAAAAGAATATAAAATGCCACTCAAGGAATGGATATACCAACATAATGGTGATGAATATTATAGAGATAATAAACTAAAGTTCCCTTCATCTAATAGGAAAAGGTTATACGATAACGATCTTGATGGATTAGATGATAGTGAAGAGTGGTATGCACTACAAAAGTCTGTCTTTGGGGGTAACATGTAATGGATGTACCCTATGAGATAGATGAGAGGTATGCTCCCAAGTATACAAAATATGGTAGTAGAGCTTCTGCTAATCCATACTTCTATCATAGTGAGAATGAGATAAACAGGTACTTTGGTACTCGTATGCTTTGTAGGAATGGTCATCTGAAGCATAAACATAAGTATGAAATACTATCACCGATACCACTAAACACATACACTTCTATGTCTTATGATCTGGTGGTAGAAGATGCTGTAAACTATATGGTAGAGAAAGCGAATGGTAGGAAGATCAATCTCATGTGGTCAGGGGGTATTGATAGTACTGTTCCATTATACGGTTTTGCTAGGGCAGGAATACCAATAAATGTACACTATGATGAGAGCACTAAGATAGAAAACATCACAGCATATGAAGATCTAGAGAGTGGTAAGTATGGTAACTTGAATGCTATAAATCATGGGATAACTAATGAAAAATATGCTTTACGGACACATATAATACCATATAAGAATGATGAAGAGAATTGTTTTATAACTGGTGAAGTAGGTGATCAAATATTTGGTACAGGTAGAGTATTTTTGTTTCCAAAAGAACAAAGAAATGCTCATTATAGAGAGAGTGCACCCGGATGGGTCTGTGATGCACTAGAGAACTGTGTGAATTCAGTTCTAAATAAACCTGATGTGAATCTTAAACAATGGCACTGGGCTTGGAGTTTCAACGCTAAGTATCAGTGGGTTATGATAAGATGTAAACAACAATATGATCTGACACCTTACGGTCCTAATTGTAATGCGTATGCTTTCTATGATACACCCAACTATCAACGTTGGTCTATAACAAATCAGGATGAAAACAGTGCATGGCAGGAGATTCCTGAGTATAAGTGGGCATCTAAACAGTGGATATATGAACAGAATGGTGACAAATATTATAGAGATAATAAACTGAAGACACCATCTGCAAATAGAATTAGAACAGCAGAAGGATTCAACTTTGACTGTCCTGTTACAGGATTAGAAGTTAGTAAGGAATATATGATGGTAATCAAAAAAACTTTTGGTAAGACAGCACCTGCTTTGGACTATGCTGATGAGGAAACACTAAAGAACATGCAGTAATGGCAATCGATAGAGGAAAACAATTTGAATATGCTATAATGAAGTCTGCTTATAGTAATATAAAAGACCCTACTCTTAGTGAGCAGCAAGTAGTCAACCTGGCAGCGATGAAAGGTGTGGAGCAGGAGGTACAGGACGTAGCAGATGAAATGATGTTCAAGATACAAGGTAACTTTCCTAGTCAACAATTCTATAAGTCATTCAAACAGTTGGGTGGTGGTAGTCCTGAACCTAAAACTGACGTTCTGTTTGTAAAGAATGGTAAGAAACACAAGTGCTCTATGAAATATGGTGGTGCTTATCAGTTGTCTTCAGCAGGTATAGAAGGTACAGTAAAAGTATTGAATAATGTTCTATTCAAGGTAGCACAAAGGGGTGGTATGGGTGGTGCTCAAGTCTTAGAAGTAGCAGCAGTCCTTGATGAATTATCACAGACATTTGAAGGACCTAAGAAACAGGAACAACCTATCATGAAGAGAATGATAGAGGAAGCAAAGAAGAAAGATGGATTGAATGAGAGACTACAGAACATACTTGGTTCAAGAAGACAACCTGAGGGTGATAAATTATTCATGGCATTCAAATTAGAACTTGTCAAAGAATCTCTGACAGGTGAATCGCTATTTGGTATTGGAAGTGACAGAACTGCTAACTATGTTATGACCGATAGTCAATTGAAACCAATCGATGCTAGACTTATTAATGAAATTGCCAAGACAACTTCTGTCGATATTCGACTCAAGGGTCGAGGTAAAACTAAAGAGGGTATTAGACTCAATGAAGCAGTCATCAGAATTGAACCAGCTAATTGACGAGGTAATTGATGTCTATAAGACACAGAAGACTCGCAGAAAGCAGATTATGGTTAAAGAAATCCAAGACTTTGAGAAGTTTTTCTATGCCCTAACTGGTGCCATAGATAAATATAAGCACATGCAAACAGTAGGTTTGTATTATATTGAATCCAACAAGAAACTTATCCATCAGAAATTGACTACGTGAAACAGTTCTCGCAATTTATAACTGAAGCAAGAATTACTAAAGCATCGCAAGAAGCGAAGCGTTTAGGACTTGTTGGTGACGGTCATGGAGACTGGTACGACAGACAAGGTAATCTAAAAGCAAAGACTGTCAAAGGTGAACTCAAAATGTTCTCTGGTGGTAGTGGTAGTGATGATGAGATGGGTACAGCAGGGTCTTCTGCTGCATCAACTGTTGCAAAACGAGGATCAGGTGACGATGCAGGTACTCTTGCTAGTAAAGTAACCACTGGTAAAGCATCAGATACAGATCCTAATCCAAACTCTGCTAATGGACAGGCGAAAGCAGCACTACAACAAGTAAGTAGAGAGAATCCACTAACGATTGCTTTTGATAAGTTTGATAAGGATGATGTAACAGATAATATATTAGCAACAGTAGAAGAAGTATCAGGTGGAGAGTATTTTTATATCTTCCCTAGCAGAGATACAAAGATTGAAGATTTCAAGGGTAAATATCCAGAGATTAGTGAGTCTATAGTTGATGATGAAAATGCTGAAACAATATACGATGTCTTACAGTCATTATACGAAAACGGATTTGATGCAATCAATATTATTGTACGACAGTCAAGAGCGAAAGAAATATCTGAGTTAGCATTGAAGGGTAACGGACAACTATACAATTATGTAATGATGAATATTATACCTGTAGATGAGAGGACTATAAGAGAGCAATATTTGGCAGGAGATATATTCAAAGATGGTTCTATGATTGAGTTCAACGATAGACAAGGACAAATTTTTAGACGTGGTGCCAACCACTTAATATGTGTTGATGAGAATAAAGAAATCTTCAGAGCATGGATATCAGAAGCACGACAGGTAGACAAACTATTCCTGCCACTTGATTTTTGATAAATAATACGATAAGACTTAGGAAAGTAATGAGTAATCCATTTACACAAGTATACGATGATCTAAGATCACCTTATTTGCACGAGAAGAAAGCAAAGAAAGACTACGATGGTGACGGTAAGATTGAAAGTGGTTCTAAGGAACATGCTGGTGCAGTTCATAATGCTATACAAAAGAAGAAGGGTGGCAAAGCGGACGGTCAGGAC